TTGTAGTCTTCACGCGGCGTCACGTAGTGGATGAACTGAAACGAATTATCGTACTTCTTCATGTCAACCGCGGCCGTCCGGATCTTTTCAGGGAGTTTCGCCACCCCGAACTTTTGCGCGGCTTGCCGAGCGGTGAGCGGGAACCGCCGGATCACGGTATCAATGATGCCTTGGTGATTTTCACAAAAGCGGACTTCACCTAAGTGAATCGCACGATACCGGAGCCCGCGACCATACCGGGGCTGCAACTTATCAATGAACGTCGCGCCGGTCCCGAAGGCGCCGAGGGCCATATAGTTTTCATGCTGCTGACTCGCAAAGTTTGCCGCGGGTGCGTAGCGGTATTTGAAGAGGCTTTGGGTGAGTTCGTCGAACCACAATTGTACATTCCGACGTTTCTTGAGCGTCGGATCGGACGGCTGAAGACTGTGCCATTGAGAATTCCGCGGCGTCAACATCGACTCCATCGCCGCGGCGAATCGCGTTAAGGCGAGGGCGCCCGTTGCATCATACATCTCTTCCGTACGGTTCTGGACCGGGGTGTTGAGTGTGTGCCCCCCACTCGAAAACGAGCCGGCGTAATTGGGAAGGATCCGGCGCGCGATCTCTTCACACAACGAATCGAGGGACCCCCGCGCGTTGCCTGCGGTGTCCCATCGTTTGGCGATTGCTTGCGCCCGATCTTTGCCGTCGTCTTCGTTCAGCATTACTTTTGGTAATACTTCGTTGAGAACTGTTCGTTCGTGGTGTTCGAGTTGTTGACCTTCGGTTTCCCTTTCACCAGCCCATCACGAATGATCAACGCGGAGACCACCCCGCCGCCGACTCCACCGAGCACTCCGGCACCCTTCCCTGTCGCCGTCGTCATCTGCGTCGGCCCGTCCGGATCGCACGCCCCATTGCGCAGGAGCGGCTTGCAGGGGGTCGTCAGTAACACGTTATCCGCCCACACGTTCTGCGTTTGGGTGAACAAGATCTTCTCATTCCCGTGCTGAATCATTTCACTATGCGGCGCACACCCCGCTACTAATGCACATGCCGCTGCAACGGCTAACGCTGTTGATCGCATCTTAATAGCCTCCTAAAAATTTTCGTGATTTTGCTACGGGGGCGTCGTCTGGGCTTGAGAGAATCGTCGACATACGGCCACGTGCGGCGCGCTGCCGTTCCGTTTCCGCCGCGGCGTCGAGCTTCTTTTGTGCGTCGTTTGCGTTCCCGTTGTCAGATCCTAATACCGGCATGGTATGCAACGCGGGGGCTGTGGGCGTCATGGCGTCCGTGCCCATCCCCATGACGGCCGCAATTTGCGCGCCACCAGGGATAAACCGCAACGGCCCGCCGGCCGCCGCGTTTACTGGGTTGTCGTTGCCCAGATCTTGAAACGGCTTCTTTTGCGCCGCTTCAGACAACCCGAGCGTGCCAAGCGCCGCAAGGGATCGAAACACCGGTCCACCACCCATAGACTCGCCTCACAATGTGTTACGTGGGATATCTCATGAGCATAGCGGATAGTCAACATCCTTCGCGATCCGCGCACGATTCGCCGTCGATGCCCGGATATCACGGCGCGCCACCCGAGTGGCAAATGTGAGGGCCAAGGCGTCTCCATCGTCCGGGGATCGAAACCCCTTGGCCTTCAGCGATTCTTTCGACTCCAACATAATCTTATCCTTCGCCTTGCCGAAGTAATCGTACTCCGGGGAAGTGAGATCCCCGAAGAGTCTCGGGTCACCGTCGATAATCCCGCCCCCCAACCAGTCGCGCATCTTCGCCCACATCTCCGTGCGCTTATTCGCCCACTCGGGGGATTCCGCATCGGAGCCGAACCAGACTTCATGCACCTTGTACTTGCGTTCCCGAAGACGATCAATGACGCCCGTTCCGTTCCCCGCGTCAATGTTCACGGCGTCGGGGTTCACCGTATCGATCCACCGCGCGATCTCGTTCGCCACATACATGTTGTCGCGATTTTTAAAGCGCACCGGCGCAATAGACCGCGCATCGCGACCTTGCCGAAAACGGAATACCGTGGAGTCATCACCGTATCTGGCGATATCCACCCCCATCACCAGGGGGGCGTAGGGATCTTTTTCTAAGGTTCTGGCCTGTGCTCCGGAGACAAGGGTGTTGGAGATGAACTGCTTGTTGCCCTGGGCGGGGAATTGTCCGAGGACTTCGACGCGGACCGTATCTGAATCGATCCCGTACTGCTCGACCATACGATTAAACAAGGCGGTATCGGTTCCTTCAACAGTTCGAGAATCCAACTGACGGAGCTTCCAGTACGCCCTGTGGTTGTTGAAACACTCAAAAAACCCACCCGAGTTACGCCGCGGGTTAGAAGCCACCACCCAATACCGATCAAGGACCGGTTCAGTAAAGAAACCTTCGGTGACGTTGAAGATGGGAACAGGAATGCCGGAAGCCTCATCATAAATCACCATCACGCCGTACGGGTTGTGCACGCCGGCAAAGGCGTCAGGGTTTTCTTCTGACCATAATTGGCCTTGTGCGTAGTAATACCCACAGTCAATCGAGAGTTGATCCGCGAGCAATTTCTTAAACCATTCCGCTGGACGCACCGACAAGACCGTGGATTCAAACCAATGACTGTTGATTAGGAGGGTGGTCCACTTCCCGATCTCCGCGAACGTGCGCGTTTTCAACTGCGGCTCGGTGTTCGCGGTGACGATGGCAGTCGATCCTAGTCTGGTGGTCATCATCCAGTCCACCAACCATGAAATCTTTGCCGACTTCCCGACGCCGCGGCCGGAGGCCGTCGCTTCCCGCCACATGACGGGATCGTTACCAAGAAGAATGTTGCCCTTCTGATTCTTGATGTGTTCCGTGATCGCCTGCAAATCATCACGTTGCCAGGATCGAGGGCCTTTCATGTTGCAGAGCGGCGTGTTCGGCTTCCCCCACGGGTAGGCAAAGAGCACGAATTTTTCGAGATCGTCCGCTATTTGCGGGTCCCACAATTCGGTCATAAGAGCTTGTTCTTCTTCGCCTGAATACTTCATGTGGTGAAAATACCCTTATGTGGTACTTATTGACATGTCGTGTGTGATTTATGCAACACCTGTGTGATTTTTGCAACAAGTGTGTGATTTATGAGACAGGTGTGCGATTTTTGCAACAGGTGTCGAATTTAAAAAATTTTCAAAAAATTTTGGGGATAGTGGTCGAGTGTGTGTAAGGGTCCCGTAACGAGACACGAGCCGACCGAAAGGCCCCCCTACCCCCCGGGGTGCTCCCCCCTCTGATCGATTACTCCTACCAGGTGGCGTTGGCATGCCTCTTGCTTTCGTATATGTGGCATTCTTCTTGCTGGTAGTTGACATAATGGATCTTATCAGACAAGTGAAGGATAACAAGCACTTGTGCGCGCTATGTCTGTTGATAACTAATGATCGATACATAGCAGGGAGAAATCCCTTATTTATCAATCAAGCGGGTTTGTGATCTGCTTTGGCTTGGGAGTGATATCGATTACACGACTCTTCGCTTCTTGCAGTGCATCTTTGACATTGGCGTGCTTGACTTCGATGATTGAGGTCGGCCTGAAGTCTGGGCAAAGATGAATAGCGACGAATTTGATATTGTCCGAGATGATCCGGAGCATCGGCGGATCAGCGTCCGGATAATGTTCGTGAAGATTCAACAGCTTATCGGCGTGGAGGGAGAGGCCGAAGGCCCTAGCCTCTTTCACCTGGTTCGCGAAGACAGGATTCCTCTTTAGCTCATGATACAAAACATACGGCTCACACCCCATCGCAAGGGCTATTTGCCTATTTGACCGTCCTTCTGAGGCTGCTTGCACCCCAGCTTCATAGTTCAGGACTCTTTCTATCCTCGCCATGTTCTAAGCCTTACCACTACTGTTTCTTTTTTACAACACGCGCCTAACTTTTTTCATACACCTGTGTGATTTATACAACAGCTGGAATTTCATAAACGCTATGTTTTCAACGTGTTGCGTTTGGCACGCGTCTAGCATTTAATACCACGAAGCACAGAATGAATAATTATGCAAAGCAAGGATGGACAGTCTTTCAGGTAGTCTAACAAGGGGGATGATGATGGACACGCTAGAGAATGAAATAGCCCATAGACTCTCACAAGGGTATCGACAAGTCTCGTTCGAGCAATTCAAAACTGAGTATGCTGCTATTGGGTATACATTCGACCGCACAAGCGATGTGCGAAGCATTGCAAGGTATATGACAGGGGAACGGGCTGGACAATCCTACCCTTACCTTGGCCTCTACCCTATCCAGACAGATAATAGGCTATCGGCCTGGAATGTCAATGCAAGGCGAGATGGTAACTATCAGGCATTCAGAGCATTGCGAAATAGTCTGTTTGCGGTTGTACAAGGGAGAATAGTTGAGGTTTAGCAGCAAACCTAAAACGGAGGACACCATGAAAACACGCGTATTAACCCCATATCATTTTTTTCTTAAGTGGGCTGGGTACTCGTACGACCCCAAAACAGAAACCCCCTTTCAAGGGCGGCAAAAATGCGCCAAGCAATTAGTGCAAGCGGAACGCTACGCGCGTGACCACGGAGCTACGTTTACATGGACGCGCGACGACCGCGGCGAACCGTACGAATGGGGGTGTATTGCGAGAGATTGTACTGGCAATGTGTTTGCGTCTTTGTGGGGGATTGATTTTAAAGGCAAAGGGACCCCTTGGGATGGAGACCCCTATCGAAGAGTCGTGGAAGCGGAACTAGC